GATGCTCAAGAACAAGCAAAGCAAAATGGAGACCGCCCAGAATGGCTTCCAGAAAAATTTGCTAATGCTGAAGAACTTGCTAAAGCTTATTCAAATTTAGAAAATAAACTTGGGGGCAATGAAGAAGTACCTCAAGAAACTCAAACTGAAGAGCAACCTCAAACTCAAGAAGAGCTTGAGAAAGCTACAGGCTTAGACCTCAACCCTTTTTATAAAGAGTTTGAAGACAATGGAGAATTATCTCAAGAAAGCTTTGAAACTCTTAATACTTTAGGATTACCAAAAGAAGTAGTAGAAACATATATTGCAGGGCAACAATCTATAGCTGATAGCATGACTGCAGATATTTATAATACTGTAGGTGGCGAGCAAGAATATAGAAGTATGATGGAATGGGCTTCAAACAATCTATCTGAAAATGATATTCAAGCTTACAACAACGCTTTAGAAACAGATATTAATTCTGCAAAATTAACCTTAAAAGGAATACAAGCTCAGTATACTTCTAACAATGTTACGAATGAGCCTAACTTAACTCAAGGTCAAAATACTTCTGGCAGAGCGGATATTTTCAATTCGACTGCAGAAATTGTAAACGCTATTAATGATAAGCGTTATGCAGAAGATAGTCATTATAGAAACCAAGTCGAAGAAAAGATTAAAAGGTCAAAAGTTCTATAATGGCAAGAGATTACGCTAAAGAATATGCAAATTACCAAGGTAAACCAAAACAAATAAAAAATAGAGCGTCAAGAAACCAAGCTAGAGCGTTATCAATTAAAAATGGTAATGCAAAAAAAGGTGATGGTAAAGACGTACACCACAAAGACGGAAACCCTTTAAACAATTCTTTAGCAAATCTCAAAATTACTTCTAAAAAATTAAACAGGTCAAAGAATATATGATTAGTATTTTAGGCGCTGTAGCGCCAATGGTTAAAACTTTGTTTAATACAATAGATAAAACAATAGATAATAAAGCTGAAGCCGAAAAAATAAAACAAAGTATTCAGCAACAATTATTATCTGGTCAATTAAAAGAATTAGAGGCGCAAGCTTCTATAATAACTGCAGAAGCTAAAGGTGGATGGTTACAAAGAAATTGGAGACCACTTCTTATGCTAACTTTTGCAGGCTTAGTCGTAGCCCATTGGTTCGGCTTTACCGCTCCCAACATCCCAGAGTCGGTTCAAAATTCACTTCTTAATATAGTTCTAGTTGGAATGGGTGGTTATATTGTTGGAAGAAGTGGAGAAAAAATAATGGATAAATATAAGGAAAAGAAATAATGAACTGGTTAAATTGGAAAGATATTAAAGACTGGTATATGGATTTACCGATGCTTAAAAAAGTATGGGTTTCCATTGCTGTAATAATCTTGTTTGTATTGTTATTAACATAATAATACTTCACCACTTCTCGTAAGAGGGGTGAGTTTGTTGAATGACTGTCTATAGGATGATTGCCCTATGCGTAGGATAACTTTTTATTACTAAGAAGCTTATTTAAGAGGCTTTAATTAATAATAAACAACAACAACAAGAAGGAGAGATATAATGGCTAATGCTACTGTATCATTTCTCGGTAAGTTAAATAGTGGTTCTGATGCTAATGCTTTGTTTTTAAAAGTATTTAGTGGAGAAGTTCTTGCTAGCTTTCAAAGAGAAAATAAAATGTTGGGTATGTCTACTGTTAGAACTATTTCTAGCGGTAAATCTGCTCAATTTCCTGCAATCGGAAGAACGACAGCTTCTTACCATACAGCAGGTAACGAAATAGTTGGTAGTGCGATAAATCATGCAGAAAAGGTTATCAATATTGATGACGTACTTCTGTCTAGTGCATTTATTTCATCTATTGACGAAGCGAAGAATCATTATGACGTTAGAAGCCAATATTCTAAGGAAATGGGTTCAGCGCTTGCGAAAAAAACTGACCAACACTTACTACAGCTTACAGTATTAGGAGCGAGAGCTACTACAACTGTTACTGGCGGTGATGGTGGTACTGTAATCACAGATGCGGATGCAAATACAAACATGGCTTCATTGATTGATTCAATCTTTGAAGGAGCGCAAAAGCTTGATGAGAAAGACGTACCAGAAGACGATAGATATTGTGTGCTTGCACCTGATATTTATTATGAGTTAGTACAAAACGACAAAATCCTTAACAGAGATTTCTCTTCATTAAATGGAGATTTTGGTAAAGGTAAAGTCCTAGAAGTAGCAGGTATTAAAATTATAAAATTAAATACTGCAGTTACTTCATTTACTAACTTATCTTCAGCATCGAATACTGGACAGAACAATACATATAGAGGAAACTTCTCTACTACTGTAGCTTCTGTATTCCATAAGTCGGCTGTAGGAACAGTTAAATTATTAGACCTTGCTATGGAATCTGAATACGATATCAGAAGACAAGGTACTCTAATGATTGGAAAATACGCAATGGGTCATGGAATTTTGAGACCAGAATCTTGCGTCGAGATTAAGACTTCTTAATAGTTTTAATTTTAAACTAAAAATAAATTGGGAGACCTCATTAATTTGGGGTCTCCTTTTCAAAGGAAAATATTTACATGACTTCAATTACTACTGCTTCTACAGAATTAGAAGCTATTAATACTATGCTATCCACTATTGGAGAAGCCCCAGTTTCATCATTATCTGGTACTTTGCCAAATGAAGTTTCTACAGCCCAAAGCATATTAAATGAAGTTAATAGAGATGTTCAATCTCAAGGATGGCATTTTAATATAGAATTAGAATATCCTCTTTCTTTAGACTCTAATAGTAAAATACCTCTTGCAACAAACATAGTTAGAGTAGAGTTAAACCCAAACAAATATAGTAAGAATACTTATGATGTTATTCAAAGAGGATTATTTTTATATAATAGACAAGGTAGAAGTCTTGTCTTTGATAAAGATTTAGAAGCTACTGTAGTTATCTTGTTAGATTTTACAGAAATACCAGAGCAAGCAAGACGTTATATAACTATTAGAGCTTCAAGAATATTTGTAGACAGAATGATTGGTAGCTCAGAGATGAGAGGTTATACTTCTCAAGATGAAACAATAGCTCTTGCAAGTTTAAAACAAGCTGAAACATCTACTGCAGACCATAATATATTTAATAACTATGATACTTATAGGGTCATAGATAGAGGCGGTTCTGGTAGAATAGTTGATGAGGGTAGATAATGCCCTTAGTCAATAAAGCTATACCTAATTTAATTAATGGAATTTCACAACAACCAGAAACATTAAGATTACCTTCTCAATGTCAAAATCAAGTTAATGGATTTTCTTCAGTTGTAGAAGGTTTAAAGAAAAGACCTCCTCTTGACTATGTAGCTAAAATTTCAAATTCAACAGCAGTAGATTCATTTTTACATATTATAAATAGAGATTCTTCTGAGCGCTATATTGTTACACTTGGTAGTGGTACTATACAAGTTAATGATGTAGACGGAACTGCAAAGACAGTTACATCTCCTAATGGTACTGCTTATTTAAACACTTCAGCCCCTAGTAGTACGTTTAGATGTATTACGATTGCTGATTATACATTTATTGTTAATAAAAACATAGTAACAGCTAAAGGAACTACAAATTCTGGAACATTAACACCTTTTCAAGCTCTATATACAGTTAAACAAGGTTTAGCTGAAACGTCATATACAGTTAAATTAGCAGGAGTATCATTTACAGTTACAACTACAGATGTTGCCTCTAATTATAAAACAAACACTATAGCTTCAAATATGGCAACTTTATTAACTACTGCAGGTTATACAATTACTAATTTTGGTAGTACGTTACACATACAAAAATCAACTGATTTTACCGCTCAATCTACAGATGGTTTTGGAGATAGTGCTTCACAAATTATAAAAGACAAAGTTCAAAACTTTATAGACTTACCTAAAAAAAGTAAAAATGGTCATAAGTTAGAAGTTACAAATTCAGCATCTAATGGTTTTGATAATTACTGGGTTATATTTGAAGCTTCAAGTACAAGTAATTCCGAAGGTGTATGGAAAGAAACAGTTGCACCTAATTTAATTATTAATCTTGATGCGTCTACTATGCCTCACCAGTTAGTAAGAAATGCTAACGGAACATTTACTTTCGATAGAGTTACATGGGGAGATAGAATTGCAGGAGATGAAGACTCCGCCC